TGGCATCATATGTCCAGGACCCCATTTGCTGCAGTCTGCATTGTCAAAAAGAACCAGCAATTTCTCAGCCATCTTGGGACTTGTCTTGATTGGTTTTCTTTTCTTGTGATCTTTCCTTAACAACATATACTTCTCAAACATTTTGGTTGTGATCTCATCCTTGTCTGGTATCTCAATCAGATTAGTTTGATCTCCCTGCTCGTGTTCTATGGCCCTGACTTCTCTGGCCCACGTCTCTATAGTGTATGCAACCATCCTCATGGGTGTGTTCATAATGGAAATTTCTCGATTTCCTATTTGATCTTTTGGGATCATTCGTCTGACCATAGGAGATTGCTCACCCATAATGTGCATCAAATAAGGCATGATTGTGCAAGGATACTGCATAAACTCGGCAGCAGTTGGAACATCTTCCTTTACTTCTGGTGGAACTTCCTGAATGCTGTTGGTATATTTCTCAAAAGAGTCAACTGTCTTAATCTTTCCGGACACCACATGCTTGCAATATGACATTATGGATTGATAACCAACACTTGTTTGGGTTTTCTTGATGATTTTGGGGGCTTCTTCTGCTTTCTTCTGAGATGCAGAACTTTTGAATTTTCTCCCTCTACCTTTGCTGACTTTGTCTGGTGTTATTTCAGTGTAATTACCCAGCCCGACTTCGTTTCCATATGTTGTTGATCCTCTAGTGTTCATTATTTCTTCAAGCCTTGTGCTTCCCATCACTATTGACCTGTGATCGTAATGAATTTCACATAAATCTTTTATTGTTACTTCATCTGTTGCATCCTTGTGTACATGAAACATGCTCATGGCTGCTGAAAAGGCCACTGTCACATAACAAGGATCAAATTGAGCATTGATTTTCCTCAAAACATTGTCTTTGAAGAAATCCATCCTTGTTCTGTCTGTCAATCTCTGTAAATGACGGCGCTGATCAGACAAAATTCTAACATGTATCTCTCGTCTTTTCCTGTTCTTGAGATACAACATTCTCATCTCAATATCTTTCGTGATCACATGAGATTGTGACATCAACGGATTATCACGCTCAATTTGCATTTCCCTACACACATAGAATGAATTGTACACTGACTGCAAGCTGTATAAGGATTCTCTTTCATTGGGCATAGCCACCTTCCACTCTTTGGTGAAACTGTCTGCATGACTGTTTTGAGTGCTACCCAGATCAACTAGTATGTCTTTCAACCAG